GTAATCGTTTAACTGAAGCAAGCGCGGCGTATAACGTGTTTGCCTCCCAAACCCAGTTTAAGTGAGCCTGACATGCCCGCAGTCATAACCAGAGGCGCGTTTTCTGCGAAGGCTTTTGGGTTTGGCGCGGCTGCTGGCGGTCCTGACGCGACGGTTGGTATTTTTGCGCTTGGCGCTTCCACCGCCACCCGCGACAAATATACCTTTGCCAATGATACCAGCGGATCGGCTACATCATCTAGTGCCGTGTCGCGGAGATCATCTGGCGCAGCAGGAAACAGCACACGCGGGATCTTTGCGCTGGGGGGCACAACTACTCAATCCACCACCCGCGATAAATACATCTACGCCAGCGACACCAACGCATCTGCTGCTGCTTCTAGTGCTGCGACATATTATGGCTCAGCAGCCGGCAATTCTACCCGCGGTATATTCGCGCTGGGGGCTACGCCTTTCGCCTCCACCACTCGCGACAAATATACATATGCTTGCGATACAAATGGCTCCGCGGCAGCCGCGAGTGCTGCGTCACAGCGAGGCTCCGCGGCTGGCAACAGCACCCGCGGCATCTTTGCACTGGGGTGTGCATCTTGCGCAATCCCCGCCACCCGCAATAAATACACATATGCTTGCGACACTAACGGCTCAGCGGCGGCATCAAGTGCTGCGTCAACTCAAGGCTCCGCGGCAGGCAATAGCACTCGTGGCATATTCGCGCTGGGGGCTACGCCTTGCGCCTCCGCCACCCGCAATAAATACACATATGCTTGCGATACTAGCGGTTCTGCGACGTCTGCCAGCACCGCCTCATCTTGGGGGTCCGCCGCGGGCAACAGCACCCGCGGGATATTTGCGTTGGGGGGTACTACGGTTACCCGCAACAAATACACCTATGCTTGCGATACAAATGGATCCGCGACAGCATCTAGTATTGCGTCGAACCAAGGATCCGCCGCATCAAATGGAATAACAGGAGTTAGTTCTTAACAATGAACTCTAATCCGCATAGAAACAACTCAGACTTTCAGCTTCGTCACTTTCTTGCAGGCTCTTGCTTCACGCCGGATGGTGCGTGGATGCTTATGTATGGGCAAAAGATTGATCGAGAGGCAGTTGTGAAATCATGTGAGGCACAAAAACTCCGTCGGGAAGCAAAGATCATTGAGGCGCAGGAAGTAATCGACAATCCAAATTCCTCAAAGTCCGATAAGCTCAAGGCACAGGCTGACATTATTGAGGCAGACGCGCATTACTACACATGGGCGACGAACTTAGAAGCCGCCAAGATGGAACTGGCGACCATAACAAAGCTCATGGATGAGCTTGAACCTCACAGAAAATATGCGCATCTTCCGCTTCTGGAGGCCAATGAGGCTGCTCAGCGGGACGAATGGCTGGGTGAATTTAAGAACCGCGTTGAGAACTTCTTGTTTTCGACGGGCACTATTCCAGAAGACCATCTTCGTGCTATGCGAAACCATCCTGACTTCCAGACAGAGCTTCTGCCGCATATCCAAGGTGTGATGACTAAGCTGGCGGGGGCAAAAAACGCTATTGAATGCCTAGAAAACCATACCGAATACTTTTTAGAAGATAAGCGTAATGTCTGACGATGTTTTAGATAATATTCATTGTTTCCCGACAATGGTTTACTCCATAAAAAAAATGGAGTTTCTGGACGCTGTTCGCAAATCTGCTAACGCGGCGCTTGCTGATATCGACCATGAGTTAAATGAGATCTACCCGGTCAAAATGACGGGAGACATTTCGCAAGACCCAAGCATACAGGACTTTTGCGCCTATACCGCCGTTACGGCTCTCAATATCTTGCGGGAACAGGGCTATAACGTCAGAGAAAAGGCGGCATTTTTCACTGAAATGTGGGCGCAGGAGCACCATAAATTTAGCCAGATGGACCAGCACATCCACCATAATGGCGTCCAGATGGTTGGGTTTTACTTCCTTGACACGCCAGAAGGCTCATGCGCGGCGACGTTCCATGACCCAAGGCCGGGTAAGACGCAGTTGGGCATTTCGGAAGATGATATGTCAAATATCACCTACGCCTCGAATGCTTTTCACTTCCAGCCAGAACCGGGAGTTCTGGTGTTAACAAATGCTTGGCTCCCGCATAGCTTTACTAAAAACGGCAGCACGGAGCCTTTCCGGTTTGTTCATTTTAATATTTCCTTGGTCGATAACACGCAGCCAGCCTGTGAGGTAGAGGTTATATGAACGGCAAATTTTATGTTTATGAGCATTGGAGAACAGATAAAAACGAATGTTTTTATGTGGGCAAGGGGACTGGTAATCGTGCATATAAAATGAAAGATAGAAATATATTTCATAAATCTATTCAACAAAAACTTTCTAATTTAGGTTTGGCTATAGAGATTAAAATTATTTTTGGTGGACTGTCAGAGCAAGAAGCATTTGATATAGAAATAGCTAGAATAGTTTTTTGGAGAGCGGATGGGGCTGATTTAGCTAATCTTACAGATGGCGGAGAGGGGGTATCTGGAATAATTGTTTCTAAAGAAACAAAAGAAAAATTAAGATGCGCGCATATTGGGAAAAATAAATCTCTTGAGCATGCTAAAAATATTAGCAAAGGTAAAAAGGGTAGATCACCTAATCGCCCAAATTATATTGTTTCAGAAGAAACAAAGAAAAAAATTTCAAATTCCCTTAAAGGAAATAAAAATGGTGAAGGGCATTCTGTAAGTAATGCTGCTAAACAAGCGCTATCAAGTAGATCTCTTGGGAATAATTGGGGCAAATTTAATAAAGGAAAATTACGTCCAGACGCAAAAGAAAGATTAATAGGGAATAAATACGGTAAAATGAATGAGGGAAGAAAGCACTCGGAAGAAGCGAAAATAAGAATGAGTATTGCCCAGAAAAAATGGCGTGAGAAAAAAAAGCTGGAAATGTGCGTTAATGGCTGATAAATCACATTTTTTAATAAGATTTAACAAACAGCGCGGCCAGCCGGGCCGTGGGACAAAGGACCATGTCTGGCGGGTTTTTGAGAACGGCAGCAAGGAATATTTGGCGAAGCATGTTAAGATAAACGTGCCTTCATGGGACGAGCAAACTGGTGAAGATTGGAACATTGCCTGTGACGGGTTCTTATCAATAGACAGGGACACGTCTACGGTTATTATTAACGGAGAACCTAAATGAACCCGACATATGCCGAGGTGCAGGGAACAACCCTAATCCTGTATCCTTACCTGTTTTCTACCTTGCAGGAACAAAATCCTTACACCAACTACGGCGACAATTATGATGTCACCTATTGGTTCCCGCAAACGCAGACGGCAATTGAGAATGGCTATACGCTTGCTCCTGTGACGATCCTGTCTCAGCCGGGTTACGACCCAAACACGGAAGTATGTGTTCAGGATACTAATCCTACATTGCTTTCTGGGACTTGGACGCTTGGTTGGATGATCACGACGATGACGCCAGAGCAGAAAGCCCAGCATGACCAGCAAGTTCAGGCCCAGAACAAGCAGCAGGCTACTCAGCTTCTGACTAATACTGATTGGACGGCTATCCCAAGTGTTGCAGATCCAGCACAGTCAAATCCATATCTTGCAAACCAAAATGCTTTTCTTTCATACCGAAGCCAAGTTCGTGCTATAGCGGTTAATCCGCCGACGACACCTGTTACGACATGGCCCACGCTTCCGGTCGAAGTTTGGGAAAACGTTTAATACAATTCATCATCGTAAATGGAGCTAATAATATGGAAAATGAGCAAGTAACCATCACGCTGACGGTTGCTCAGTGGCAAGCCCTCCTAAACGCTTTAGGACATGCCCCGTGGATTATTGTTGATCCAGTCAACCCAATCGTTGCGTTTTTACAGCAGCAGGCGAACCCGCAGATTGCCGAGTATCAGAGAATGGCAAATGAGGCTGCTGCTACAGAAGAGAATTCTGATCAAACGCAAGGTTGAGGTGTTTCCATGCCGTATAGTTCTGAGAGCGGGAAACAGCATATTAAGAATATCCTTTCCCGCGTAAAAAAAGAGAAGGTGTTAGACATAGGTGCTGGAAGCGGCACTTATGCAAAACTGCTCCCAACTGCTCATATTGTCGGAATTGAGATATTTGAGCCGTATGTTGAGCAGTTTCAGTTAGCAGATTTGTATACTCAGCTCATCGTCGCGGACGCCAAAGAGATCGATTACGAGGCGCTCGGTCGCTTTGATGTTGCAATCGCTGGCGATGTTCTTGAGCATATGACCGCTGAAGAGGCGAAAACGCTTGTTGAAAAGCTGCGGTCTATTGCTGACACCGTGATTGTTTCAATTCCGATTGGCCATTATCCGCAAGGAGAATACAATGGCAATCCGCATGAAGCTCACGTTGTCGATGACTGGTCTGACGCCAAATTTAAAGAAGTCTTCGGCAATCCGACATGGAGCGCTATTGACAACGAAATTGGCGTCTATTGCTGGTCAAATCAGAAGCTAGGACCAAAAATCTGCGTCTATGCCATCAGCAAAAACGAAGAACAGTTTGTTAAGCGTTGGGCTGATTCGGCGCGTGAGGCTGATCTTCTTCTTATTGCAGATACTGGATCTACGGATCAGACGGTAAAATTTGCCCGCGAAGCAGGTATTACAGTCCATGAGATCTGCATTACCCCTTGGCGTTTTGACCACGCCAGAAATGCGTCTATTGCCCTTATCCCCAAAGATATCGACATCTGCGTCTCTTTAGATGTTGATGAGGTCATGGAACCGGGATGGCGTCAGGAAATAGAACGAGTTTGGGTCGATGGAACAACTCGCCTCAGATATATGTTCGATTGGGGTTGTGGAATCAGCTTCCAATACGAAAAAATCCATGCTCGTCATGGATATTATTGGCACCATCCATGCCACGAATATCCGATGCCGGACGGCAGAATAAATGAGAAGTATGCTTATACAAGTAAGCTGCTTGTTTCTCATCATCCTGATCCGACAAAGAGCCGTGGTCAGTATTTAGATCTTTTGGAGCTTTCCGTAAAAGAAGATCCAAATTGTCCGCGCAACGCTTTCTATTATGCCCGTGAGCTTTCCTTCTATTCGCGTTGGGAGGAAGCCCTAAGAGAATGTAAACGATATCTCGCTCTTCCGGGGGCGACATGGGGTAATGAGCGTTGTTACGCATATCGTGTGATGGGCAAATGCTATGAAGGCATGGGCAATGTGGTTGAGGCCGAAAAAGCCTATCACAGCGCTTGCGGAGAGGCCCCTAACACGCGTGAGCCTTGGTGCGCTCTTTCTCTACTGATGTATATGCAGCATCGTTGGGAGGAATCGTTTGCCTTTGCCATGCGCGCTTTAAGGATAAAAGATCGGGAGCTTGTTTACACTTGCGATCCGATGGTCTGGGGCGCGCAGCCTCATGATTTGGCTTCAATCGCTGCGTGGCATCTTGGCCTTAAAAATTTGTCTCTTGAGCAGGCAAAAATTGCCGTTGAAAAAGAGCCAAACGATCCGCGTCTTCAAAGCAACCTAAAATGGCTTGAAGAAGCAATAGCAAAAGGTTAGTATACATAAAGAGCCTGCGGGGAGAATTATGGATCAACAGACTATCATTAATCTCGCCGCAGGAGCTTGCCTCGCCGTTTTGGGATGGTTTGCCCGTGTCATTTGGGAAGCCGTTTCCGAACTTCGCAGAGACATTCACAGCATCGAAGTTGAACTTCCTTCTGCGTATGTTCGCAAAGATGAATTTTCAGACGCTATTCGAATTATTTTTGAAAAGCTTGACAGGATAGCTGACAAGCTAGACGACAAAGCGGACAAAAGGGCCGATTAATTATGAATTACACTTCATATATCGCCCAAATCGCCAACTTAATGGCGGCAGATCCGACAACCACTGAGTTTTTACTCATGGTTGATGGTATGATTCCATATGCCGAAAACAGAATTTATCGTGAGTTAGATCTGCTTAATACAGTTGTCGCCAATGCGACACAGAATCTAACAGCCGGGAATCGATCTTTTACCCTTCCTACAAACGCTACCAACGGTATTTTTTATACAGTTACCGGCGTGAATGTGATTACTCCCTATACTGCCACGGCTGATACTGGAACAAGAAACCAGATGACTGCTGTGAGCATGGATTATCTTAACGCTGTTTGGAACAGTGGGGATCGTCCCGGAGTCCCTAAAGAGTTTGCAATGGTCAATCAGTTCAACATTATTGTCGGTCCTTGGCCTGATCAGGATTACCCAATTGAAATTATCGGAACAGTTCAGCCCGCTCCGTTGTCTGCTACAAATCCGACGACATTTTTAACTGTTTATCTGGAAGATTTGTTTACAGCTGCATCGATGGTTTTTGCATCTGGCTATATGCGAGACTTTGGGTCTCAGGCTGATAACCCACAGCAAGCACAGTCTTGGGAAAATCAGTATCAGACGTTGTTTAAATCTGCGACACTTCTTGAACTTCGCAAAAAGTTTGCCGGACCCGGTTGGACATCTTTGTCTTCTACTCCGATTTCTCCGAAGAGGTAAAAAGTGCCTTTTGCAGAGATTAATCTTATTCCGAGTGTCAACACGGAAACGTCTCCGGCAGATAACCCGTCTGGCGCGCAGGAGAGTAATTTTGTTCGCTGGCGTGCTGCGCTTCCTGAAAAGCGCGGAGGTTGCACTTTATATTTAGATCAGGCCGTTGAAGGCGCTCCAGTATCATTAAAACCTTGGGCAAGTTTTCAAGGTGGGAATTATCTTGGAATCGCCACACCAAACAAAGTTTATGCGTATGATGTTACAAACACATCTTTAAAAGATATTTCGCCTTTATATTATGATTCATTAACCGCCAGCCCTACGTTTACAACTGCTGTTGGCAGTGAGTTTGTAACAATTACAGACGCCACAGAACCGGGCGTAACTCTTTATGATTCCGTGCAGTTTAATACGCCCGTTTCGGTCGGCGGATTGATTTTAAATGGAATATATCCGGTTCAATCACCGGCTGGCGTTAATACTTATGTGATTGATGCTGGATATGCGGCAACGTCTACTGAAACAGCAGTAGCCGGGACTTTACCGGTTTTCCAGACGACAAACAGCTTGTCGCGTGTGATTGTTACTTTTCCAATTCAATATCAATTCGACAGCCTAGCTGCTGGAGATAGAATTGGTTTCACCATACAAACAACCGTTGGCGGCATTCCAATCATTGGAAGCTATGTCGTTTTACAAATTCTTGGATCGACATCTTTCACTTTCCAAGCGCAGTATTCGGCCACTTCAACAGATACACAAACGATGAACGGAGGATTTGTTAGCTTAAGATATTGGATAACAACTCCGCCTAATAATGCACCGCCATAAGGTAACGTTATGACTAATTCTACATATGTTACACCGAATTGGTGGTTAGATAATATTGGATCGACGTTAATTGCGTCGGCCCAAGATGGGCCTATATTTACCTATTCTCCGGTAGGTGGTTATCAAAATTTATCAATTTTAACTGGCGCTCCCATCGCAAGTAAGGGTTCTTTTGTTGCTATGCCATCCGGTCAGATTATGGCTTGGGGGACATGCGATAACATAAACCCAATACAAGACCCATTGTATATTCGATGGTCTGACTCGACAGATATAAACAATTGGACAATTGGCGGACAAAGTTCGGCTGGTTATTATACAATTCCGACTGGATCAAAAATAGTTCGTGGAATTCAGGCACCAAACCAGCAGTTTTGGTTCACTGATATTGACGTTTATTCCGCCCAATATACGTCATATCCGGACTTCTTTAGCTTCCTTAAAATTGGCGCAGGCTGCGGACTTATTTCTCCGCGTGGCGTTAACATTGTCAATAACTCCATCTATTGGATGAGCCAAGAGCAGTTCTTTGTCTGCCAAGCTGGTTCTGCTCCGCAACCTCTTCCGTGTTCTGTTTGGGATTTTATTTTCCAAAATTCAACTCAAGATCTACTAGCTGGAACAATTTGCGGCGGTAACTCTCTTTTTAACGAAGTTATTTGGTATTTTTCTACAGTAAATGGTCCGGGGACCTTCCCGGATGCTTATGTCTGTTACAACACCCTGTACCAAGAATGGGATTATGGTTATTTAGGAAGAACGGCTTGGACTGATCAATCGGTCCTTGGTTTTCCTATCGGATCAGATGCAGACGGCTGGATTTACCAGCATGAAACATCATATAACTTGGCAGTTGGCGAAACGACCGTTCCAATATCTTCTTCGCTGAAGACAGGTTATCAAAGTCTTACAAATGGCGAAGATTTAATATTTGTCGATTGGATGCTCCCAGACATGAAATGGGGGACATACTCACAGACGACATCTGCCGAAGTAAAATTCACATTCTATGTGGCCGATTACGCCGGTCAGACGCCAAGAGTTTATGGACCATATACGGCAACAGAACAGGTTCCGTATTTAAGTCCTCGATTTAGAGGCAGATTTGTCGCAATGAAAATTGAAAGCGAAGATCTTGGCAGTTTCTGGCGATTGGGATCGATTCGTTATCGCTTTGCGCCGAGCGGGAGGCGATAATGGCTGGCAATGACACACTAACAACAGCAACACAAAACCTTGTTATTGCGTTCAGCTCTATCAATAAAACGTTGCAGTATATCAACGGTCAGTTTACTTCGGACACATATCCTGCGGCGGGTCTGTCAACAGTAAAAATATTTCATGGTCGTTGCAGAGTTGTTTCTGCAACAATTGTTACTATGGGCGGCGACTTAAGCCTGTATGATAGCTCTTCCACAACAATTATCCCCGCTTCAAGCTTGAAGTTTTTCCTTGATAGCACTGCGGATATTGGTGTGCATCCCGCTGGTTTAGAGTTTACAAATGGAATAGTGCTTGTCGTAAATGCCCCTATCGAAGCCAATATAACCTATTCGGTGTATTAAAATGCCCCTGAAGCCCGGAAAAAGCAAAAAGACCATTAGCTCGAATATCAGCGAAATGGTTCATTCTGGCCATCCCCAGAAACAGGCGGTCGCTGCGGCCCTGAACATGGCCCGCAAGGCGATGGAAAGCGGCGGCAAGGCGAAAGACCCGAAGGTCTATCATGGGCCTTTGAAAGCCCCGATTCCGGGCCGCACTGATCGTTTGCCCATTCATGTCTATTCCGGAAGCTATGTCCTTCCGGCTGACATCGTGTCTGGCATGGCCGAAGGCAATACAGACGCGGGCTATGAAGTCATCAAAAGGATGATTGAGGACGCAAAGTCTCAGGGCGGTCGCGTTAATATGCGTGATAAATACGGCCTTCGCGGCCATTATCATCATCCGTCCAATGAGACTAAGTCTGTGGTCCCGTGTGTCGTGGCGGGTGGCGAATACATCTTGACCCCGGAAGAGGTCGAGGCTGTTGGCGGTGGCGATATCAATGAAGGCCACAAGGTTCTGGACGCCTTCGTTAAATCGCAGAGGAAGCAACACATAAAAACGCTTCAAAAACTGCCGCCCCCGGCCAAAGACTGATTTCCAAACAACAAACAAAGACGTATAATAGGTTGTTTTAAGAGGAAAAAATGACGGATTTTTCTAGTTGCCCTGACGTTCGGCTCGCATTGCCGGAGGATCTTCCGGGGCTTCTTGAACTTATGCGAGTGGCCTGTCGTGAAGACGCCCAGCATGAGATGGATGAAGAGCGCGTAATGAACATGCTTCGTCGTTACTATGACAAGCAGGGAGCGATCATTTCTGTCATCGGAGAAGTGGGCCATCCCGAAGCGTATTTGTTGATGATTTTAGACGAAATATGGTATGCTAAGCCCGGAACAATGCAGCTGTTAGAGTTGAGTCTTTTTGTTCATCCGGATCATAGAAAATCTGATCGCGCCAAGCAGTTGATGCAGTTTTCTAAGCAGGCGTCTGAGGGGCTTTCCCTTGATCTGACAATTGGCGTTTTTTCCAATTCCAGAACAGAGGCAAAGATCCGGCTTTATCAGAGACAGTTCAAAACTGTCGGTGCTTATTTCATGTATCGTCCGTCGTCGGCTGAACAGAACGCATAAGGAATTAGATCATGGGATCCAAGAATACCAGCCCGATTGGTGGATATTATCCGACTGCTCAGTCCACGAATTCCACGACGCAGGGCAGCGGTATTTCGGCTCAGGTTCCGGATCCTCTTGCTAGTCTTGCGTATATACAGACGCTTCAGAATGCGGCCCAAATCGCGAATACGCCCTATCAGCCTTATCAGGGTCAGCAAGTCGCTGGGTTTACGCCGGACCAGATCGCCGCGATGCAGGGATATCGCGATATTCAGGGCATTACACAGCCCTATATCAACCAAGCTTCCGCCATGACAAATCAGGCGGCTGGATTGGCGGATCCGAACCAATACAATTTTGGCAGTCTTCAGCGTTATATGAACCCTTATCAGCAGAGCGTTATTGATGCGACTCTTGCTCAGATGAAGCAAAATCAAGACGAAATGTTCGTCAAAAATAATGCCGAATCTGTTCGTCGTGGATCTTACGGTGGTTCTGGTCAGGCGCTTGGTCGCGCTGAACAGATGCGTCAGCTTGGTTTGTCAAATGCTCAGACGTTGGCCGGTCTTAACTCTGCAAATTATCAGCAGGCGATGGGCCAGTATAATCAGCAGCAGCAACAGGCAATTGATACGCTTCTTCGTGGTGGCGCTCAACAGGCAGGATTGGGCAACCAGTCGCTTGCTGCTCGGGGCAGTGAACTTGGCGCACTGTATCAGTCTGGTGCGCAACAGCAGGCTCTTGGTCAGCAGCAACTTAATAAAGCTTTTGAGCAGTGGCAGCAGGCTAAGGCTTATCCTTATCAGCAGACCTCTTACTTTGGAAGTCTTGCACAGGGCCTTGGTCCGCTTCTTGGTCAGTATGGGACGACATCTACAACGTCGAATACGCAAGGAGCACAGCAAGGCTGGCAACCTTACCAGAATCAATCTGGCGGTGGTGGATTGGCTGGACTGTTAACCACTGGCCTTGGGCTTGCGACAAAAGCTTTTTCTGGCGGACTGCTTGCCAAGGGCGGCGTTGTAAAAGATCGCACACATAAGGCTGATGGCGGATACATGGAGCATATGAAAGATGCTCCGTATGGCGAAGGTCCTATTGATCTTGCTGCTGGGTTTGGTTCTTTAATGAACAAACAGCCTTATGCTGGCGGAGATGATTATATTTCACGAGCTGAAAAGACGTCTCAGGTTCTGAAGCCCGCAAATAAATTGGCGGCTGAAAACCTAAGTCGTGAAATTAATAAAATGCTTAATGTTAAGAGCGAGCCTGATTTTAAGGAACAGGAAAGCGGCATTAAGTCTAAATTCTTTGGAGCGCAGGATGGAGACTCCGGAGAAGATTACGGCAAAGCTCTTGGCGCTGGGGCTGATTTTCTTAAAGCCGCAGCTAATAAATCTAATATCAGTTTAGGTGATATTGGGTCTGCATTTGAAGGCGCGCTTCCATCCTTTAAAAAGGGTGGTCGTGTTGGTTTTGCTGATGGCGGAACTTTTGCAGAGCAGGCACAGCGGGCTCAACAGGCTAAAGATCAGGCTCAGGAAGTTCTTTCGGACTATAAAAACATTCTTGGAAGAACTGCCGAGCAGGGCGGTTTTGATTTTTGGACGCAGCAGAGAGCCGCTGGAAGAACTCCAGAAGCTGTTCGGACTGACTTTTACAACAGCCCCGAATATCAGCAGACTGGCGGAATCCAGCAGTCTCAGGCTGTAAATCAGGACGCCACAAAAATTGGCGGCTATGATCAGCTGCTTAAACGCGCAATGGCTAATAATCCCGGTCCTCAGTTAACTCCTGAGCAGCAGGGCATGCCTTCTATGCCTAGTCAGGCATATTATTCAGGACAACGTCCTTCCTATCCCGGTGTTATTGGCGGTAATTTGAATATTGCCGGTAGCATGGGGCTTCCTGATAAATTTGTTGATCCCGGCGTTGCTCCGGCAACAGAGGCTGAAACGGCTCTTGCAAATGCAAGAAATGCTTATAATGCATCTGTTAGCGATGCGCAGTCTCGTCAGCAGATCATGGCTCTTGGACTGGCTCAGTCCGGAATCAATCCGGCAATTGCCGTTCAGATGGCTGTCTCGGCAAATCCAACTCCGGCAGCTCCGGCTTCATTGGGTGATTTAGAAGAGGCCGTCAAAAATCAGCCTCCCCGTGAAACTCCTGCAAACCCATATACAAATTTTCTGAACTCTGTTTATCAGAATTATATGGGTCGTAATCCGACGCAGGATGAAATCAATGTTCATATCAATGATATGAAGGGCGGAAAAACACCGTCTGCCGTTGAAGCGACGGTGCAATCGTCCAGAGAGGGTCAGAACACTGCATTCCTGAATCAAATGTATTCGGATGCATTTGGCCGCGCGCCGGATCTAGGTGGTCTTAATTTTTGGAAAGATCAACTGTCGAAAGGCATGCCGGCGTCTCAGATTGCGTCCCGTTTTGAATCTTCACCAGAATATCAAAGCATTCCTGATATTTTCCGCAGCAATGCGCCTGTTCAGGGGTATTTTTCAAGCCTTCAAGATACTCAATTTAATCCATACACTGGATTGTTTAATATCAAATATGATGCTCCGTATCGCGGAACTCCGCAGTCTTACGGATTGGCCCCCGGCTTAAATCTTAGCAATGATTTAAGCTCTGATGTTCTAAAACAGGTGACAAACCGTATTGGTTCTAAAGATGGCGGAGCTGTTGAGAAGGCTTCAGGCGGATCCAGAGGATCCAAATTAAGCATGCAGGAAATCGCTCGTGCAGCTTTGCAGGCGGGCGCTACTCCGCGCGAAGCTGCAATTTTGACTGCTATTGCAATGCCGGAAAGCAGTGGCGTCTACAACATTCATAATTTTAATCGCGGAACAGGCGATGAATCTTATGGCTTGTGGCAGATTAATATGCTTGGGAAAATGGGTCCTGAGCGCATGCGTCAGTTTGGCCTATCCAGCAAGTCTGATCTGTATGATCCCGTGACAAATGCTAAAGCGGCTCTCCAGCTTTTGCGCGGTCGCGGTGGTCTAAAGAACTGGACGACATATACATCCGGTAAGTTTAAACCGTATTATTCTGCGGCGCTTGATGCGGTTCGTGGAATTGCCGGTAATTCTGAAGCGCTGAATATGCCGCTTCCGAAATTTACAGGTGAGACAATTGGAACTGAGTCCGTTGGTCCCACTCGTGCCGCTGCGGCGTCTCCAAATGAGCGGGCTCGTGGATTTGTCGCCAGCTTATTGAACGTCCTAAATCCGGTTAGCTCGGCATATGCAAACGAGGTAAATTATTTGCATGAGCCGGGGAAATCACTTGGTCCTGAGCTTCCTGCGTCTCACGCGAATATGGGTCCGGAATTCCCTGCGTCTCATCCGAATGTTGGGCCGCAAATGTCGGAGATGGGCGCACCACTTCCGCCCCGTCGTCCTTCGGATCTTAATGTGGTCGCCACCGACGAAACGGCTCAGCCCAAGGCTGGCCAAAAATATTGGGGTGATTACCGGGATGTAGAAAACAACCCGTTTGGCGATTTCATTGATACCTTGGCGGGAGACGTTCGGGCTTCCGATAAGCCCGGAACGGCAAAAACTCCGATGGGTAAATTCGCTGGACAGGGTGGACTAGGGGCTTTGTTCGATTTGGAAGGAACGGGTGGTGCGCCGCCCGAGCAGCCAAAGCGTAAAAAGGAAGAAGAAGCTTCTGATTTCGGTGGTCTATTTGATTTCTTTTCTTAAGAAATCAGGATAAAATTTCGCTATAGGAGCGACTTCGATGGCTGGTTTTTTTGACTCTCTGCTTAATTCCGTTGATAGCGACCCGGACAATGAGAAGAACAGGGATTATCGGAAGCTAAGTGAGATAACCACGCCTGATGAGCTTGAAGCTTATCGTGCCGGATCGTCTGCTACAGGCATTCCCGGCCTAGATTATGCTCGCTCCCTTTTCCGTGGCGCTCGAAAAGAGCTTACGGAGCCGTCTATGGGTCCTATGGGTGAGCGCTTCAATGAGGTGATGGACGAATATAACCGTCGCATGGCCGCTGCCAACGAACTGAAGCGCCGGTATCCTGAAGCCTATCGCGCTGGCCGGTTGCGCGGGACTGAAGCCATTCCGGGGGCTGAAGCTGCCTTTATGGCGCAGCCCGGTGTTGCTGCTGCGGCTTCGCCGTTTGTTCGTGGGGCTATGCGGTCTGCCCCGGCGGCGGCTGAGCGCGAAATTGCTGCTCTTCCAGCCGGTTTTGATCTAATGGAACGGCGTCCAACAGCCGGTAGTTGGGATGCTCTTGATCGTTTGCAGCGCACGGATCGTATGGCGCAGCCGCGCAAGTCGATTTGGCCTGAGCTTAAGCTTAATCCGCATGGCGCTCCTGAAGCCCCGGTTACTCCGAAAATGCCGCAGGCTTCTGACGTTTCTAGCCAGCTTACGGCTTCGCCCTCTCCTAAATCTTGGTCCGATGTTCAGCCTGCTGACATGAATGCAAAAGTCCGTTCGATTCTAATGCGGGTCGAACAGGGTGGCCAACCGATGACTTCTTTTGAGCAAAATATGGTGAACAACTATTTCACCAGCTTCAAAAATCGTCCAAGCTTAGACATGCGCCCTAATGCGAAACTTAATCTCGCTTCTCCGACCATGGGCGTTCATGGCGAAGTCGCGGAAAATGTTGACGCCAATATCGCTGCACGACAGGCCGCAGAAGCGGCTAAAGCTGAACGTTTCGCAAATCTTCCTCCGGTTCTTCAGACAAACGCCTTCTACAAAAGGGCTAATCGTCTGCTTGAAGGAGCAGAAGAGGCACAGAATTTTGGTTTTGGCAAAGGGCGCAACAGTAATTATTACCGCGCTCCTGATCCCGTGATCTTGGGAATGGAAGAAGGCGCTGCTTATAAGCCGCCGCCGTCTCCTAACTCTATCCCGCTTCTTGCGCAGCCCGGTCTTATGGACAAAGCAATGCGTTTGTCTGGTCCTGCCGCCGCTGCTGGAACAGGTTTTGGCGTTGGTGTTCTGACTGGTAAGCGCCCTCAAGGCGTTGAGCAGGGTCCGCCTCTTCCGGCTTCTCATGCAAGTGTCGGCGCTCCGATGCCGCGTGAGGCCCGTGGCCCAATGGCTTCTGAAATGCGGACTGCGCCGAGCGTTGCCGCTGATGAGGGCCGTCGTCCCGTTAATGTTTCGCGTCCTGCACATCGCGCTACGGCGCGTCCTGTTGCCCGTCGCGCTGCACCTTCTGGTGAGATGTATTACGGTGATTACCGTGATCTTGAGCCGTTTTCTTCCGATCCGGTTGGCAATTTCATTGATGAATTGACCGGTCGCAACGTCAAACGGTCCAAGACAAAAGGTTCCGCACGTCAGGGAGGATTAGGAGACCTTCTCCCTTTTGAGCGTGGCGGCTCCGTAAGGAGCCATTTTGAAGATGGCGGAATTGCCGATATCCCTGTTTTGGGTGACATCGGTGATGCGCTTGGCGGCTTGTTTGGTGAAGGTAAGACCGTGGCTCAGGATCCTGAGTCCGCTCCTGCTCCTGCTGCGTCAAGTCTTAATGAGATGGGTCCGATTAGCGACTTTCTGTTGGCCGCTGGCCTTGGGATGATGGCTTCTCCGGCACATGACCCGTTGCGCGCTATTGGCGAAGGCGGAATCAAGGGCCTCGAATATTATCGTGCTTCAAGATCGGCGCAGCAGGCTCTGCGTGAAAAAGAACAGCAGAGAGCTGAACTTATCCGTCAGCGCAAAATACTTGAGCGCTTGAATGGCCCCGTTGCAGAAGATGAAGGCGGCGCTGAAGCCCCCGTTCTAACAACTCCAAAGACGACAAAATCAGAAGCTGCTGCGGCTCCGACTGCTGAGCCTGCCGTTGCTGCTGGTGATGAAGCTGCTCCTGAAGTGACAAAAGTTGCGGAACGCTCAACCGCTCCTGCGGCTACTCCTGCTTCTTCAACTGATGCTTATATCAAGCGCCTACAAAGCGCTCATCGCCGCATTATGTCGGCAATGGGAGATATAACTGTTCCTCAACTTCGTCAGGCTTTGGAAGATAAAGAAAAGGCGATTCAATATGAACTGAATCGCGTCATGGCCGAAAAGAAAGCGGCTGAAGAACTTGCTTTTAAGACTTTGCAAGAACAGCGCGCTGAAGAAAAAGAAAGGCGTGAGGCTTATGAGCGTTCTCCGGAAGGAATTCGGGCGAAAACGCGCGTAGAAACAGCCGCCAAGAAGGAGCAGGATATTGTTGACGCCACAAATCAGGCCGCAACAACAGCCGAATCTACTTTGAATGATATCGATCTTTTAGAGAAGGCTTATCGCAAGGGGGAAATTCATACGTCTCCCATGACACAGTCTGTCCTTAAAATGTTTCAGTCTTACGGATATGAAGTGTCCCCGGAACTGACCAATAAGATCATTAACTCAAAATCCATAGAGAACACTGAAACGCTTCAGGCTCTTGGTGTTGCGGATCTTATGAAAAAGATCGGTGGATCTCTCGGAACGGCTGTGTCTGATGCCGACCGTAAAACCATTGAAAGAATGGCGATTGGTCTGGATAAGTCTCCGGCGTCCAATCTCCGGATGCTTAAGACACTGAAGACTATCATGCAGCGCGCACAGGATGCGCGTGAATTTATGATTGATTATCAGACTAAAAATGGAAGTCTGGATGAGAATTATCCGGCTGCTTTGGCGAAGCATTTTGCGGATAAGCCTCTGTTCTCAGAAGGTGCAAGCAAGCAGAATGTAACTTCTTCAGACGCTTCACAGGGAATGACAGATCGTCAAAGAAGAGCCGCTGAAATTCTCCGCGAACGTGAAAAGGCCGGTCAGTGATGGCGAACGATCTTGAAAATATGTCGGACGACGAACTACGAGCAATCGTAAACGGCGGAAAATCGGCACAGCCGCAAGATCATTCTGATTTGGATAAAATGTCCGATGATGAGCTTCGGGCAATTGTTGCTGGTGGTGAGGAATCGACACTTGATAAGGCCAAGAAAACGGCTCTTGGCTTTGCCACAGGTGTTGGCCGTGGCGCACTGTTTGGGCAAGACATCCCTTCTGTTTGGGCTACAGCTCTATCCTATACTCCCATTCATCCTGAATATGTTCCGACAGAAGGAACTGTTGGCGAGCGTTTTGAAGCTGCAAAACGCGCTCAAATGAGGGCGGCTGATATTGCTGCTGAAGAAGCGCCAAAAGCCAGCGCCCTTGGAACTTTGACCGGTGTTGTTGGAAGTCTCCCTGCGCTTGAATTTGAGGCTCCTTTAGCCGGGGCTGTTGAGACTGCAACGGCAGCAAAGCTTGCTCCAATCGCCAATATTGGCTCTAGGGCCAAAAAGGCCGTAGATCTTACATCAAAAGGTGCGGGTCTCGCAGCTGCTGGCGCAACGTCAAACGCCTTGTATGGTTTAGGAGAAGGCGTCACGCTTGAAGATCGCCTTAAGAATGCGGTGTCAAATGCAGAAACCGGCGCTGCGCTCAATGTCGGTTTACCTGCTGCATGGTCTGGCCTGAAGAAAGCTTTTGGCGTCACGCCTCTTTCTAAGGTTGAGCAGCAGGCTGTAGAACTTGGCGCTCCGATGCCTGCGTCTGTTTCCAGCTCGCATCCATTAACGAAATTTGTTGCTGAAGGTCTCAGCGTCCATCCCGTGGCAAAAGGCTATATGTCAGAGGGAATGGATACTGCGCTTCAAAAGCTTAATGAAGCAAAGACGACAAAGGCCGGAATTAAAAATGTTGGTGAGGATTTTATTGCCGGAGAAAGCGCATTAAATTCTATTGTTAATTGGATTGATAAATCATCAAGAAACGACATAGATAAATCTTATAGTGCGTTTGAGAGGATGATTAATCCGACCACAAAAACACCAATGTCCCATACAAGGGCGGCAATTAAAAAAATTGGTAATGAAAAGCTAAATATGGATCTGGTCACAAAAGCCGGAGATCCAAAGTTTTCGGAAGATTTAAAAGAGCTTTTTACAGCTGTAAATAATCCTCATGGATTAAATTATGATTCAATTCTCAACTGGAAAAGAAGAATTGGTCGTAAAACCAGTCAAGTAATAACTTCGTCTGATGTTGATAAAGAAGAATTAGATCTTCTTTACGGCGCTTTAAGCAAAGACGTTCGGCAGGCGGCAGAGAATGCTGGAGGCGGACTAGGAACTAGAAGCGGCAAAAAAGCCTTGGCGGCTTATGAAGCGGCAAATGCGGAAGCAAGAGATATCATCAATCAGCGCAAGCGCTTCGAAAAGCTTGTTGGTGATAAAGGAACTGCCGTTAAAGAAGACGTTTTCAAAAAATTGAGCAATGCCGCAAAAAGCGGCGCTGGCCAAAATAAAGAGCTTCTGGAAGAGGCTCGCCGGTATATGGCTCCAGATGCTTGGCACGATGTTGCGTCACGAATTACTGAAAAGATGGGCATGAAGGGGGATAATTTTGTCCCTTCAGAGTTTGTTAAAAACTACTCTAGCCTTTCTGCCGGCGGAAAAGATGCTCTTTATGGCCCTGCTGGTAATCCAATGCGCACGGCAATGGATAATATGTATGATGTCGCCAAGCAGTATGCCAAGGCAAAACAAGACGCTCACTTCTCCAAATTGTCATTGGCTGCGCTAACGACAGTCGGGCTTGGCGTCCCATTGCTTGGTGGTCAGGATGTCGTGACATCTAGTGTTCTTGGCATTGGTGGAACTATACCTCTTGCCATCTTGCTGTCTCAGCCAAGACTTGCACATGCTTTTGCTGGATACATGAAAAATCCAACTCAAGCGTCGAAGAGCAATTTTAGACGGTCTCTCAGAAGCTATCTTGCTACAAAAACAGGGACACAGGGAGCTGGAATGGTTGCTGAAGACGAACGCGAAGAAAGAGCTTCTGGCGGCAAAGTAAATAAGCGTGACTATCCCGCTAAACGTCTTAACAAGCTAGAACGTGCAGCTTTAAAGGCTCAGAGAGACATTGCTCTTGAAACAAAGCCAATCATGGATCAGCCAGATGCGTTAGTCGCTAAGGCTCTTGAGATAGCCAAAGACGTCTAGCATGATGCATCCCGACCACATCGACCTTTTAATGCGTATATGCAAATGCGTTGCGGTCGTGTGGTTGTGTATTTTGATGTATAAGTTGGGACAAGGCGTTTATCACGAACTGAGGTCGCCGCTATGATGAGAGAAACCCTTCGTTTTCTCTTGGTGTCTTTTGTCTTTTGTTTTGCCCTATTCGGCGCTGCGTTCATGCTGACAGGCTGTTCAGAATTGAAATACTACGAGTGTATTGCTCGTGATAATACCCGTAATCCCTGTAATTAAGAGGCTGCTATGCTTGCTAATTATAAGACATGCTTAGCGGCTGTCCTTAAATACGAAGGTGGCTTCTCGAATCATCCGTCTGATCCGGGTGGTGCTACGATGAAAGGCATCACCCAAAAAGTCTATGACGTATGGCGTCGTAAACAAGGTCTCGGAATACAGTCGGTTCGTAACATTTCCCAGCCAGAGGTCGAATCGATTTATAAAAACAACTATTGGGACGTCGTCCGGGGGGACGATCTCCCGTCTGGGTTGGATCTGGCCGTTTTTGACTATGCCGTTAATTCTGGTCCCGGACGCGCCATCCGTCAGCTTCAGAAGGTTTTAGGCGTCCAGCAGACCGGCGTAATGAATGCGGCGACAATTGCTGCCGCCAAGAAGAATCCAGAGTCATGGGCTGCTTTGTGCAATGAGCGTCTGGCGTTCATGAAGCGCCTTGATACATGGCCAGTCTTTGGAAAAGGATGGGAAAGCCGCGTTAATGATGTTCGCAAAAAAGCGGGATCACTTTCCTCTCTGTGGCCCGTCCCAGAAGTGGAACCTAAAGCTGAACCAAAGCCGGATATTGACATCACTGCCGCTCAGAAGCGTCTCTCTTTTTTGAGCTATCCGCTTGGGTCAATTGATGGAAAGATTGGACCGCTTACGCGTTCTGCCATTCGAGACTTTCAGGACGCAAATGGCGAGCCCGTCACTGGAAATCTGGACAAGCGCACTTTTGACCTGTTGATGTCAGATAGCGCTCTGAAACGCCCGGTTTCTCCGGAGCGCGAGGCTTTGACGGCTGTTGATCTCAAAAACCAAGGATCAACAATTGTCACTGCTGCTGACAGCATCAAGAAAAACATCACGACGGCTGGAGCAGCCCTTGCTGGCGCTTCTGGTGTCGCTTCTCAGGTTAGCGATGCGAAAGATCAGCTTCAAAGCATACAGGACGCCATTTCAACTGGTCATACCGGTTTGGATTGGGCTAAAGATAATTGGCAGATGATTTTGATTGTAATTCTGCTGGTCGTTGTATTGTTCTGTATTGTTAAATGCTGGGAATTGGCTACATCCGTCGAAAACGAACGGGTTCGGCAGGCTAAAACCGGCGAAAACGTGCGATATTAATATGTGGGCTGTCTTTGAAATCCTGAAGTCGATTCTTGGTTCGATCATATCCAGCAGGATTGGTCAGCTTGGGATCGTGGCCCTTGTTTCTTGGTTCTGGTCGTCACATGAAACGGCGGTTAAGTATCAAAAAATGATCGCTGCGGAAAAAGCGGCGGTTGAAGCGGCGTATCGCGCTGAGCTTCAGAGGCAGGAGTATGTCTCTCGTGAGATAGCTGAAGCCGCCACCCGTCGCGCTGAAGATGATCTTGACGCTGCCCGTGATATGCAGTCTGTCATCGATGAATATGAGAAAAAGTTGAAGGAACAACCTAATGTTAAAGTTAAGGTTGAACGCAATTGTGATATCGACAGCGATTTTGCTGGCGTCATGCGCCAGCTCTCAGACGCCGACAGTCGTCACTCCCGCGCTGCCAGACGCTCCCGCAAACTTCGGTAAAGCTGTTGATTTGCCGAAGGTGACAATTGGGAAAAATGTAAAACTTTTTGCGCTTGAAAACCGAAAGGCGTTGCTAGAGGCAAACCGTCGCCTTATAAATGATGCCGATTTTTATGATGACGTCCGCCGTGGTTTTAGCAGGTAGTCATATGATTTCTCTAAATACAAATCAGAAAAAGAATCAGGCTCTTCTTCATCAAAATGAGCTTGTTGGTGAGATTCATGATGTCATTTTAGACAACAACAATCTTGATTTAGCTCTAGCTTATAATGACGCCTGTGTTTGGATTGCAGAGCTTCATTTAGAGATAGAGAAGATCCAGAAGACGGCTTCCTCCGGATTTCTCCGAAGAAAACCGTCCAAAGACTAATCTTAAGATATTGCCGGATCAACGTCTGATACAACCGCGTCCATGCGCGCCGTTTCAATGATCGGCTTGCCGTAAGGATTTGTCGGATCCTGCGCCAACCATTGAACAGCTACAGGTCCAATACCTTTAGCCATCCAATAACGCGCCCCGGTTCCCGGCTTACCATCCCATGACTGGAGATAGGTAAATTGGAGAACATCTTCATAGTTTCCTTTTGTATTAGACCAAGAAGGCAGAAGAGCTTCATAGGCGACACACTGGACGCCTTTGGCCATTGCCGGTGGCCATGACTGAAACGGATCCATCTTGGGCTTATTAACGTAAGAACCGCCAATTTGTTCTACGTTCCCCCAGCCAATACCCGGATTCATGACGACCTTTTTACCGCCCGGATAATCATCGCGCCATTCCATGACGCCATTGCTAGGATCGTATTTCAAATACCATGTATCTTTCCATGTCAGATGGGCGTCATAGTCGATATAGAGCATCGACTTTGACCCCTGATCATACGCAAAAACGCTTGTGATCGGGGGCATTGAGCCATCAATCGCGGTATAATCGAAACGTCGCAACTTTCCCGGAGTGTTCCAGAAAGGCCAATAGTCTTTAACGGAAATCACAGACATTTCTTCCTCACGATCATGGAGCGGACTTTTAGCCTCATGGACCATGGTTCACTTAAAAGCGTCCACATCCGTCTCTTCTTCAAATACAAGTTCCGGTGTTTGTAAAGACCCAGCGCCATGCCTCCTGAACGCTTCACCAAACTTCGGGTCTGATAATGCTTTGATGATCTTTTCTTCGTATTGCTTTTCTTCATCCTTCTTCCATTGAGGGACATAATGGCGCGGCGGCGGATTATTTGAAAAACGAGGCGTGAAGCCCAAACTGTCTGCTGCATCACGCAAGTCCTTTGATCTTTTAGGATGTTTCAATTTCCTTAAAGCTTTTGCTTCTAATTGACGGATCCTTTCTCTTTGGACGCCAAATTGATCACCAATTTGCTGATATGTAAGGTCTTCTGGACTATCGAATCCGTAACGCAATCTTAATATTCGTTCTTCTCTTGCCGTCAGATCCGAAAAAGAATTTGCGATCTGCCTTTGTGCTTCCTCGCTTGTAATATAATCAAGAGCAGTCTTTGATGCATCATTGTTGCTTGCCAAAAATCCGGCTACTTCGTTAATATCCGCCTCAAAAGAAGCCTTACTATTTTTTAAAGCCTTGTCGATATGCTGCGGGGGAAACAAATCTTCGGGCAAACACTTTAAGACTTGAGCCATTTTCTCAACGGATTTTCTCCATTTGCCCCATCGATCTATCGCTGGCTCTTTCAAAAGAACATAACGACCAACAGATGATGCCGTCATGCCGGTGGCGCGGGCAAATGCAGAAACACTGTCAAAACCGTTTTCCCGTATTTTCTTTACGAGCAGATTATTTTTGACTTTGACTTCTATTAGATAGTCTTTTGTCACTTTTCTTGCTCCAATACTGCACTCTGTTTAACACAAACTAGTTTATATGCCTTGATGACTACGCCGTTGTCCTTGGTGCATTGTTCGGTGAATTTGTCATTATGATCTGGCAATAGCGTGCCGATAATGATGAGACATAAACCCAATAAGAATATCAGCGCTAAGTGGCCGTCAGTCATCCTTTCTTCTCCAGAGCGTTGCGAGCGGCGCGGATATGTTCAATCAACACAGGCAAAGTGTCGGTGTCCTTGTCGCTACCAAAAATCAAATAGAAGTCGAACTTACGCAGCGCCGCTTCAAGTCCCGCAACGCGTTCGCCTTGTTTGCGATATTCTTTTAGCCATTCGGTAAAATTCTCTTCTAAATGCTTAATCTCCGCTTCAAGTTCCACGATTCGGGATTGTAACGCCAAAGTTTCATCGGCGCGTATTTCTGATACGGCTCGCTGCGCGGCTGTCAAAGGCGGCCCTTTCCCAAATCCAAATCCCATCACTTCTTCTCCAAAGCGGCGCGGGCAGAACCCATCCACGGTTTAGAAATTGCCTTTTTCAGTTCTTCGTTCTCCGCTTCAAGTTCCGCGATGCGGGCGCGTAATGGCGCTTCCACAATATTAATAATCAAGTCAGCTTTGGCGACATCCTCGTAAACAACAGACTTCTCCTTTGCAACTGTGATTGTGTTTGGTGCAATTATGTATGCAATCCTTAAACGATGTGGTTCTATATCAGTCATTCTTCTTCTCCAAAGCTGCGCGTAGGTCGTTTCGTTATCCCCAAGTGTCGCCGTATCCGTCGTCATCTTCGTCAGGATGCGGTTCATCGGGGACTGCAGGCTCGTGCATCAAGGCTAAGGATACGCAAATTATTGCCAGCCAAAATATTACGGTTGTAGTCATGTTATTTATCCCCCAGATAAGCGGCGCGGATGTCGCTCATCAGAACAGCGTTATCTCTTTTAAGTAGATTGATGACATGTAGTTGTTTGGTCAGTTCAGCGATAATCCAATCTGCGGTGTCGCCGTCAACTAACATAAAATCGTCAGTCATTCCTTCTCCCCCAGATAAGCGGCGCGGGCGGCGCGGAGGTCTCCTAACGTGAAAGGGCCGCCGACAATGCTTGCTTCGTCAGGGCCAATACAATGGTCGGCTGCGTCAGCAAACGGTTTCAGCGCCGCCAT